TTTTATCTTATAAATTATTTTATTTTTACAGGTAGATTAATAGGTGAATGAACAAGACACCCATAAATTTTATTTATATAAGTATAAAATCTTTTGAATGTACATTTTTAATTATAAGTTGTATGGTTAGTTCATCCACAAGTTGTGGCATTAACCAAAGAGGAAAAGAAAATGACACCAGATCAGGAAATTCTAAGACTACACGAAGCTGGCTATTCTATAAAACAAATAGCTAAAAAAGTAGGACTCGGTATTGGTTACGTTACTATGAAGATCCGCAAGTTAACCAAAGGGCAACTAAAATGATCTTAACACTATTTTTAAAAACGCTTTCATTAGTAACTACAACCGCCGCTCTATTTGTTTTAGTGCGGCTTATCATTCAAAAATTACGCAGTATCCACTAATAGGAGTCCCGATCATGGTTAAATTAAATAAGGCGCAACAAATAGCTTTAAAAAGTAAATGGGAGCAGGACAATCAAGGCATGTCATACTACAGCTTCCGCCACACTGTATTCAACACTATAGGATTAGATTGTATTATGGTGCCGTGGTCGGGGATGTGGCTTGGAATTGAGAAAGACGGCTATACACACAGTTAAGAAAAGGGGCAACTAAAATGTTTTTAACACAAGTACAAGTCAAAATTATATCTAATCAATATCAAGTAAAAGAATCAAGGGTGCAGCATTACGCCAATTTACTGGACACTTTACCGGAACTCTTTGAAGAACTGGAGAATTGGAACGACTCGCACCTAGTTATGTCCACAAATGAGAATTATCCGTGCTGGCGGTGAGCTAAATGGGTGCTTAAAGCCTTTTATAAGCTGAATTAAGCTCCCAATTTCAATAAATTTCACTAAAATTAGATTTTTAGATCGTTTAGACACAAGGGACATTATATTACTATTTATTTACTTTTCAATTTGACTATATAGAGGTATCTATATTATCTAATAAGTATATTAGTATATTAGTAAAATAGTACAATTAGACACTTTAGACACTACTCCATAAGTATACTCTAATACTCTATTATTCTTAATCTGCTATAACTTATTGATTTAATTAAGTTTTTTCAAATTATTTTAAAATTAATTAAAATCACTAATATACGTATATACCCCTGTCTAAATCATCTAAAAATCTAAATTTGTTAAATCTGTAAAAACAAAGTTAAGCAATAAAATATCACTATAACAAGTCTAAGCATAGAAAGAGCAACAATAGGAGTAAAACAAGCATAAGGGTGGAGAATATAAAGTTTGACTAAAGAGAGACATAAGCATAAAATAATTAAACACTAAGTTTAATCAACTGAAAGAGGACCCCAAAATGATCGACTGGAATAAAATAGATAGTAACTCACTGGCAACTATACGATTAATCGTTAAACGTGCTGTAAAGCTTGACCCGTCTATTAATATGATGGAGCTTGATATGGATATATCAGCAACGCACATTTTAAACCCGCTAAATCTTGATGACCTGCTATTAGCAGATGATGATAACTTTTACCACGATGTTTACGGTATCAGTAACCATATAGATCGAGACACCGGCAACTTAATGGACTGCTTTGTTCCGAGGTACGTAGCGTAGCGTAGCTGATAACTAGATTGTCTTTTCGAGGGCAATCGCTGATATTAGTTAATTAACAAAAAGAGGTTAAGAAAATGAGTCATTCATATCCAATATGGAACGAGATAAACTCCTGCATTTATAAAAGCGATAAATCTTACGGTGCAAAAGATACAAGCGACGTGGTAGTAAAGGTCGGAACAAGTGGAACAAATTCTATGGAGTTTGTAAGACACGCGACAACGCGCAGCGAAAAGGGGCAATTTACTGTTTTCAAGTTTGGAGTAGATACCGGAAGAGGGTTAAAAATACTCAAGACTATGTGGATGCACACTAAAACACATAAATGGTATGAACGTATGCCTGCTGAATTGAGAGAGAAAGCCAGTTTTAATCCGAAGAGAGGGGCAGGGGTACCGAAATGAAACACCAAAATATAAAATAGGGCAAAAGTTTCAACGATTAACTAATCGCAATAGGCAGATCAAAGACCTCCGTTATGTCGAACAGATAACCGACATTTTAACCACAACTAACTATAGTGGTGAAATAACCAGTATACGCTATGTTACATCTCATGAGTTTATGGGGCAAATAGTTTTAGATAGGGATGTCTTGGAAATAACTATAGCGAAGGCACTGCAAGAAGCTATTAATATGGAGGAACGAAGATGAACATAATTATTAAAAACTCAAGGGGCAGTCAGCGTGATCGCATTATTATGCGCTTAGCCGCGATAGAAAAGCGACTAAACAAAACCACAAAACCGGCACCCTGGAAAGCTGTCAAAGGCGGAACCAGAGTTTTTGTTCCAGAATTAAGCTCTCCTGACAAGCCCTATTATTCTTCAGCAACAGATGATGGTATTATTGACTCTAATGAGGAAGAGGTTTTGGGAACCTCTGAATGGCTACGGGTAGAATGGGCTGATTTGTCTTTTATGGCTGAAGCAAGAAGCGATATAGAGTTTTTACTTGCTGAATTGAAAAGGGTTCAAGGAATTATTGAACGTATGGCAAAAGGGGCAATAAAGAGAATATGAAGATGAACAAACAAGTTAAACAAAAGTATCAAGATTTTCGGAAAATGGGAGTCGGCGGTTTTGTTGGCTATGATGCAAAAATTTGTCTAAGCCTCGCCCGGTGTGAGTATGTTGCGGAAAGATGCGGCATAGAGGTAGAATGGGAACCCGACGACAGCATGTCAATAGATGATATCTACGATGAAGAAAACTTGCCTAAAAATTTCTGGGATAAGGAACATTATATAGAGTGTGCTTTTATTAATGATACAAACGGGGACTATGGGGCATCTCTAGGGGGCATCGTTGATGCTGGTGCTGATTATAGGCGGCTAATCAGCGCAGAATTGATTAGCGAAGTTATGCCACTGAACACTTTAGGCTTAAAGGTAATGACACATTAAAAGAGGAAAGCAATATGACTAAAAGAACTTTAGTAATTCAAGATGTAGACTTCGAACTGTTAGAAAAACAGCAATTAACTCTAGCCCGGCATATTCATGGACTAGATATATTGCGTGTTGGAAAATCTAACTTTGATGCTCTACACGGGCTTCTAAACATGCTTGACGGCTGGTCGGATATACAAAGAAACGCTAAGCACTACGATTTAAATAAAAGTGAGGAAAATAGAGAATCAAGCCGCTAATAAGCCCAGTTTATACTGACTATAAGTTATTTGAATGGTGCCTGGACGGCCTTTTGTGGTACTCTCTGATCCCGCCTTGAGTAGAGGCATCGCCACACTATTACCACAATATTACCATAAAAAGGCCAGAGAATGCAGGATAAACAGGAACTATTAAAAGAGAGAGTGTGCTATGAACTTGAGATGCTCAAACTTGAACTACTACAGCCAGGCTCAGACTACTCTTTATCAGATGATAAAGAATTGTATATTGTTGACTATGTCGATAATACAATTAAAAAAATAATTATGATGGCGCTTGATTTAAATACAGATAAACAAGGTATCGGGCCGGAGTATTGTAACCCGCTAATGTACACTTAAATTATGAGGAATATTAAAATGACTAGACAAGATAAATCTAAAAGGCCAATAATTATCGAAAGGGGAGCTTGGACGCTAGTCTTTATATTCTTGAGCGGTATTGGCTATCTAATCTGGAATTTGTAGAACTGTTATGAGGGTATTAGTTGCATGTGAGTTTAGCGGAACTGTCAGAGACGCATTTACAGCGTTGGGGCATTATGCTGTAAGTTGTGATTTACTGCCTAGTGATAAGCCAGGGTCGCATTATCAAGGTGATGTTTTCGATATTATTAACGATAGCTTTGATTTAATGGTAGCGCATCCCCCTTGTACCTTTCTAACCTGCTCCGCAGAGTGGGCGTACAAAGATAAACAAACAAAGAATATTAAGCCAGGTGTATTAATAGGAGCTAAACGCAAAGAGGCTAGAGAAAAAGCTGTTGATTTTTTTATGCGGCTAGCTAATGCAAGCATAGAAAAAATAGCAATAGAGAATCCCGTAGGAGTCATGTCAACCAGGTGGAGAAAACCTGATCAATATATCCAGCCCTATGAATATGGCCATGATGCGAGTAAAAGAACTGGTTTATGGTTAAAAAATTTACAGCCTTTGCGCCCCACAAAACTTATTGTGCCTCGTTGGGTATGCTGTGGTGTCCCCTTATCTGAAGAGGTGCCTTGTCCCTATTGTCTTGGCGATAAGACCCCCCTACCCCGATGGGGAAACCAGACTAATAGCGGGCAAAACAGAGAGCCGCCCAGCAAAGACAGGTGGAAAATACGTAGCACAACCTGGAAAGGCTGGGCTGAGGCAATGGCAGATACTTGGGGAAGGTCTTACTAATGTCAGATACGGCTTATAAATTAGGATTATATTACAATGAGGAAAAGAAAATGGAAACAAATAGAACTGAAGCAAGCATACAACCTAAACACCCCCTACTTACATGGAAGATCTTATAGATACAAATAGAGGGGAATTAATCAGGTTACGCGGAATTCAAACTCGGTTGAACGGCCTTCTATTGCGGATCGGTAATGCTGAAATTGGTGTGCCGTGCTTAGAGGTTGCCTCTAAGGAAGAGGTTATTTCAATAAAGGGGAACCTGGATGAACTAAAAGAAGAGAAAGAGAACATATTTCAGTCAATTGATTTAATGCTGAAAGAGTTAGAAACTTATATTTAAAGGTTGATAGAGAGAGGAGCATAGGCTAACTGATAGCCTTTAACGAGCGGCACTATTAGCTGATATGAAAGATTGTTAAGAGGGTACTCTGACTTTCTGGATGTTAGTTTATTGTATGACGATGAAGCTGAGAACGGCTTACCATACCGGTTTCAATCTATAGGCCTTAGTAAAGACATTGAAAGGGTCATGCGGGTAGAGACGCTGACCGGCAATAAGGTGAGTAATAGTGTCGCGCGTTAAGTGTTAAGTGTAGCAAGAAAATATGAGGCTGATTTATGAAAACTAGTGATCCAGAAGAACTAGAAATGGAAGATATAAAGCTCGGCCACTTCAGGGTTGTTAGAAGCCCAAAAAGAAAGCGGCTACTACACAAACGCGGCGAAAGTATCTGGTGGTCTATCTATCAGCACGCATGGATATGGGATGCTAGCAGGAGGTCGACATGAGTACCAGCGCTTATTTTAGATTAGTCAGACCAAGAGAAGGTAAAAGTCTAGGCACTGAAATTAAAAATATTTTAGCAAGAAGATACTTAGATCATGACGGCTCTTTGAGCGGGGATTTTATACTAGATGGCCATGACCTTGAGTATTTAAATGGACTACTAGATGGGGGCATTAAGGACGCAAAAAAACTGATTGATGCCATAAATAAAGGTGAAGAAGTTGAAGTTTACCTGGAAAATTAGCAATTAGAGAGAATAACATGAAAAAGTACACAGCCATAGGGCAGCTTTGCTTTACTTGTTAGTCACGACAAGCAAAAACGTGGCATTTAACTGAGGTAGAACCAGATGAATATAGAAGAAACTATAAAGAAGATAAACGATCTTATTGACAGTCCTGATAAGTCTTTTAAAACGCATGAGGTTATGCAATTGAGCCAATCCGCGCTGAATTTGGCGCACACAGCATTGACACTGGACGCCATTAAAAACAAGGATTGATAATTTAATTTACTGCCAAGGACGGCGGTTCCCTCTATTGCTGTATAAATTTAAATGACGAGGCGCAAGAAGGAGCAAAAGACATGAAAAGGTACACATATTTAAGCTTTGTCGAGACGGCACAGGCGCTTGAAGACGGCAAGTATGTTGAATGGGCTGATACATCCCCGACGCCAACAAAGCTAAAGTGGAGGCGGAAAACATCTAAAAATGTAAACGCTAATTTTAGATACCGCCTCATCGAGGAAGTAGAAGAATGGGCTGCTGAGATTGGTGCCTCAGTCTTAGTTAAAACTAAGGATGGGGATTACAAAGATTATGGATGTAACTTCAAAGGCATGTTTGAGGGGAAATTTCTATGTGAAGACAGCTCTGGGATGCTGATCGGCTGGGATGAAATAGCGCCAATCAAAAAAGAGACCAAACAGCTTCATGGCGGGCTAAAGGAATGGAAAGCTAAAGTAGGTGAACTGGTACAGGTTAAACATAAAGATGATAGCGAATTTAGACCGGACGCGCGAGAATACAGGGGGGTTGTTGACGGAAAATACTTTTGTAGGCTGAACAGTTGGGCACGATTGATACCGTGGGATGAAATAGCGCCGGTAACAGAGGCTAAGGAGCTAACCAATTTCGTGAATGGGTGTTTTAGTGGTATCGAAGAGAAACGTAAACCGAGAGTGCATTGGTCTAATGAATACCCAAACGGCGATATTGTGGGGAATCACATGACTAGTGATACTGCATTGGCCTTTGCAGCACATGATTGCATTGGTCAAGTCAAATTCGTAGAGGAAATTAAAGAGTGAATAAACAAAACTTGAAGTGGCTGGACAGGAATAGAGATTTTTTCCTCGGATCATTTGAAATGGTTGATGAAAACCTACCTGATGGGGCGTATTTACAAATGCGAATTGATTCTGCCGACCATTTGCTTAATACATGGATAGATATTGGTATGGAAAAGCCGCTGAAGAACCTGGATGGGTATGATATAAGCATGGGCCTAATGAGGGCTGAAAATGGCGAATATGCCTATAGGGTCAAAGATGACTATTAGTTATACGCCGCCACCTCTCTGGAACTGCCATCATGAATGGGTAAATGTAGGCGTATCACACAAACGCTGGAGTTCGACAAACACCAGGTACCATATCCCCAAAGACGCCCCGCTTATACAAGAGCGGAAATGTTTAAAATGTCACGGAGTTGAGTTTATTATTGTTGAGGAAATTAAGCATGGCAATGTTTAGAAAGAAACTAGTAGTAGTTGAAGCTATAAAATGGGCGGGCGGAAACCTAAAGGAAATCCTTAATTTCACTGGCAGGCACAAGTCAGCTAGTGATTGGAAGTGGAAACACTTTGAAGATGTGGTTAAAGCTGAAGGATTGAAAATTTTTACGCTAGAAGGGTCACTCAAAGCAGCAATCGGCGACATGATTATTAAGGGGGTTGCGGGGGAATTTTACCCTTGTAAGCCTGATATTTTTGCTGACACTTATGAAGCAGTAGGCAAGGTTATCGAAGATGACTAGCCTAATAAACACAGAAGGCGTTGAACAAATAATTTGTGAAATGTACGCGTGGTGCATAGCCGCTGTTCCAAAGAATGATAAAGAGGATAAATTTGTTAAGAACATATTAACTCTGTGTAATATTATTGAGGGTAAAGTCGGTAGTATAGGTAGTATTAGGGAACAGCTAGATGTGCTTACAGGTGACTTGTGGCCGCAGAATGAGACGACTAGAGAACTTGCTAAAATTTTAGAAACTACAGAGAAGCTATAGAGAGTAAAATAAAATGACAAAAGATTTAAATTTTGGAAATGGGCATCCGAAGCATAAACGCAAACTCGTTGAAATAAAACTCCCCCATACTAAACACTATTTTATTATTGGCATAAAAAAGCTGTCAAAAACTGGTAAAACTATTGAAAAAGTCTTAGGGAGTGGCGCTGACTTTGCTGAACTTTCAACTAAAATAAAAGCCCTAGAAAAATCTTCTGAATATGGGCCTCTTCGGGTTTTAGAAGGAACTGCAATTATAGCGAACAGGGTTTATTAAGCCGTTTACCAAAATAAAATGGAATAAAATAAATGGCAGATTTGTCTAAGTTTAAATCAAATTTAATAACTAACGCATCGGAAGAAACACTCAAATTTTTTGGGTGTTTTTCTGGTGCAATAACTCTAACTTTAAGCGACCCTTTTGTAAGCTATTACAAACCGACTACAGAAGAGTTCAGCTATATTAATCAGGCTAATAAAGCCGGTCGAGCCATTTATTTTACGGTTAATGAGACTACAGCAGAAGGGCGCAAAGCAGAAAATATTAAAAATATTCGGGCTATTTTTTGCGATGACGATAATTCTGCACAAATTAAAAATTACCCGCCTAAAACCGACTGGCCAATACCCCCCAGTATTGTCATAAATACCTCAAGTGTTGAGGGTATATTTAAATACCATTATTACTGGCTGACTCAAACTCAAAATAAAGAAGAGTGGGCGAGAGTACAGACAGGTCTAGTTGAATTTTATGGTATGGATATCAATGTTAAGGATATTGCAAGGATTCTGAGAGTGCCTGGTTATGGTAACACTAAAAACAGCACAACTACGCCATGCCGCATCGTTAAATGCCCTGGTAATACATATACCTGGTCGGATATTATTAAGGCTTTTCCTCCAGTCAGTATGTCTAAAGTAAACGAAGTCAAAGGCAATGACCCGGATGGTGAGTTTAACGAACATGTTATGTGTGACAGGTTTAGGAATCCCAGCGAAGGCGGGTACATATCGAATAGTCTAAACTCAATTATTATGCACTTGGCCAACGATGGGAGGTCTATTCACCGGATTAAAAGGTATATAGAGCAACTCTATGAAACAGTCTCCGACGAACATCTTACACTGTATAAAAAGCGTTACTATGGAGCGCGAGTGCAAGTAGACAAGTGGATAAAAACCGCAAGGATTAATGTATTAGAAAGACGCGCTGCTACTGCCCCTACTACCATACTTCAATTACAACCTGAAATTCCTGAAGCACTTCTTTGGGACTGGTCTGTATTACAGTCTAATCCGCTGCCCGAAGAGGCCTTACCAGAAACACTACTGCAAGCTGCCAAAGAAATTGGCGATTGGACAGCAGTAGGGCAAGATCCTGCTATTCTATCTGCTGTCTTTATAACGTCAGCCTTACTTAGTAAAAATGTGTTAATACATGAAATTGGCGATGATTTAATGACACATTGTCAATCAGGTATTTGCATAGTAATGGACACAGGTGCTAGAAAAAGCGCCATTTATAATCAGATGAATAAACCCTTTTTTGAGTTTGAGGAAAGGCTCAGAAAAGAGTGGGAAGAAACTCGTTTTATAACAGCATCGCAGGCTAACGCTATAGACTCAGAAATTAAATCGCTTGACAGAAGATACGCCAAGCAAAGAGATCCCAGCGAAGGCGAACGTGAAACATACGCTATTTCACGCGGCCTAAAACTACTGGATAAAAGTAAGCTACAACTTAAACAGCCCTGGTTAAGATCCGCCGATGTAACAGAAGAGAAATTAGTAAGGAAATTAGATGAAAACCAAGGTTGTATAGCCATTATTTCAGATGATGCCAGGCAAGTAATAAACAATATTACAGGTAAATACGGTAATGCTTCGGACACTGGCGAGTCTGTTTATATTAACGCCCTAACCGGGTCATCTATACTCTATGAAAGAGTAGGGAGTGAACAAGAGATCGCAATAGAACACCCAGTCCTTAATGCTTTGCTTTTTGTTCAGCCTGATGCGGCGCTTAAATTGCGTAATTCTGAAATGTTTGTACCTTCGGGTATGGCCGCACGTTTACCGATGTATTTTTATCCAGTATCGGGAGCAGATATAGTAGCAAACACAAGTAGACGTAAAATAGACTTAAATAAAATGGAGCCTTATTATACAGTTTTGCGTAACATCTGTGTTCAACGAATTAAAAATCCCCTGCATATACGGTTAGATGATGCAGGGATGCAAGCTTGCGCTAGAATGGATAAAAAATTCGCTGAGTCATTAAAAGGGAAATGGTTAGGCCATTATGATAAAAGCAATAAATTAATCACATTAGCTATTATGTATGCTACTTGTTTTGCTGCCCTAGAAGACACAAAGTTTGTAGTATCTTTTCAAAATACTAAAGGCGAAAATAACTCCTACGTTTTATCTGCTAAACACTTAAATATGGGGTTTATGTTTGCGGATGCCTTATTCGGGCAGTCCATAACATCCCATCAAGTTATAGCGTATGAGGCTCTGCCCAGAAAAGCCGAGTCTTTTTTAGCCACGTTGCAGAAATGGTATGCTGAGGGTAAGGTAACAGAAGGCTTCGTTTTATGTGGTGCTTTGAATAATCATGTAAGCCCTAAACTACGTGATTTTTTACCAGAAATTACGGATATGCTGCTTAAACGTAAATGGTTGTTTATTACAAAGATGGCAGAGGATAAGCGAAAACTTAATGGTGGCTTTCCAGATAAATATGTGGACACTGGTGATTTAATCTATCATTTAAATATCGAAGGCATTAAAAAAAGAGCGGCAATGAGTTTAGATAAACTGGAAACGGGCTTGACCCAACAATAGTTTAATAAGGAATTTATAATGGTTAAATTAATAGAACCAGCGAACCCGGCCCCAGAAAAAAATGTAAGGCAAACTGCCCAAGCACTCAAGCAGCACTTCCTGGAAATGGCTGAACCCCTTGTAGAGGCGTATGTAAATGCGGCACTAGGCAACTCTAATCTACAAAGCACTAACTCAAGTGCGCGTGAAGAGGTTTGGTCTGTGCTTAAACAGATGATGTTGCAATCGTCAGATAAACTAGAAATAGATATAGCTTCTGCAGAGGGTGTGCTAGAAGCTGTTTCCACAGGGAAGTGTACTTTTGAGGAAGGCGAAAAACTTTTAAGTTTATATAAGAAAGTTAAAGACATTGAGGTTGCTGGGAATCTTCCCGGTAACGCAAGTGTCCTTATTCAAATCTTAAATGCTACAGGAACTCCAATTAATCAGAGTAAAACTGAATGTATTATTGAAGGCGCTACATCTGAGATTGTTGAAATTGAGGAGAAATCTGAATAATGGTAAATCCAAGAACAAAAGGAGCAAACGCAGAGCGTGAAGCGGCTGCTTGGTTACAGCAAAAGTTAAACCTTGAGCATACTCCACAACGGAACCTGGAACAGGTACGCTTTAAGGGGACTGGCAGGATACAGCAAGGTCAAGATTTGGTCGGCATAGCCCCTTTCTGTATAGAGATTAAACGACAAGAGAAATTGTCACTAAAAGCTTGGTGGCTTCAATGCGTTTTTGCAGCTAAAAGAATGCCTGGAACTATCCCGGTTGTGATGTACCGGCAAAACAATAAACAATGGCAGTTTTTAATAAGCGCAAAATATTGTGGTATTCAATCTGGTTATGTTCACCTAGAAACTAAGATGGGAATAAATTGGATGCTGCAGATTTTAAAACAAGCAAGTGAATAATGGATTATATTTATCTTTTAACTAACAATTGCTTACCAGGAATTGTCAAAATAGGGAAGAGTCCCCGCCCTAAACGGGCCTGTGCTGAAATCAATAAAGGGGGAGGGGTGTTTGGTCGGTGGAGTGTGAAATATACCTGGAGGGCGAAACATGGCGATGTTATGGAGCGTCAGGCCTGTATAGCCCTGGTACAATATAAGCATAAACTCTCGGGGGGTGTCGGGATTTTTCAAGTAGAGGTAGATAAGGCGATTATTCTGGTGTCCATAGGGCTTGCATCGCCTCTGCCTTTAGCTTATCAGAAAAAATTAAGATCAATTGAATTTAATAGGCCTGTCTGCGGTTACTCCGATCAAGCCATAACAGAGCAGGAAGAGTGAGCGCCAGGTGAATCTAAAAAGTCTCTCTATAGCAATATCAAGGCTTTTAGCAAAGTTCTTTAAAACGGCTCTGAGAGAATATAAGGATTTTCTAATATAGAATAATGAATAAAATCAAGGAGTTACCTTATATTTGATTTTAGAATATTAAAAGTAAGAAATAGTTAATAGATAAATAGGGTTTATTAGGGTATAGAAAAAATTAGGTGTACCTTTATCTTTCTTTTTGTTAATCTTTTTAAACTCATTTAAAAGAGTAACTAATTTAAATTAATTAAGGAGTATTTATATGTCAGAAGAGAATTATGATATGGCCGCAATCACCGCACTTATTATTAGTGGCTTAACGGCTGACCAAGATGATGACACAATTCGTCTGGAAATGTTCAAACAGCGGGTACCGTTTAACAAAATCAATAGCATTTTTCGCGACGTGGCCATTGCTGAAGGTTTCAAGGCTGACCCAAAAGTTGTTAAACAGGGTGTCGCTATAGAGCTTGAGGATGTCGATGTTGAAGACTTGATTGAATGGCAAGACCTACAAGATACAGTAGATGCAATAGTTACAAAAGTCAGACACGCAACTCCTGCCTTAGTTTTTAGAGCATTGAGAGCAAAAGCCGATGAAGCTGAAGTCGAATTACCAAGCAAGCCTAAAAAGACTGGAACACGCCGGCGTGGTGTTAGTAAAGTTAAGGCAGCGATTGTTTCTCTGTATAACGCTAATCCTGCAATTTCTTCACAAGAGATGTTTGATGGTCTGCAGGGGTTTGTGGCAGGCGATAACTGGGTACGCAACACCATCAGTTACATCAATATGTATTTACCGGTAATGATCGCAGCAACTACAGGTGTCGAACTGTCTGCAATCAAGGTTGATTTGCTGGACAAAGATACTTTGGAAAAAGCTGCAGAAGGCTCTCTATTCGGTGATGTAAACGGAGGAACCTCTGAAGACTCTATACCTGAAGACGCTTTACCCGAAGATTAAAGCCCCACAGTGAGGCTGTACCCGTGTCTACGGCGGGTTCGCGGTCAGTAGACGCTCCTAAGCATGAGTGCTTAAACTGCTCAATTTTATCACTATACCAATGGTTTCGTAACCTAAGGATATTGAAATGCTTTTAGCAAACACTAAAGAATATTATAGAGACATCGCACATCATTATTTCTGCATAGGTAAAATGTATTTAATGCAGCATTTTCTTGATCTTCATAAGAACAGTAGAAAGCAGAATACATTTAATACCGAAGATACAAAAGACTGGTTTAAGTGGTCACAAACTCCGCGTCCAGTCTGGGATACAGAAATGAAAGCTTATGTAGGGGATATCTTTTGATGGAACAAAAGGAATGGGATCATAAAGAAGACGAAGAAATGCAGCAGTACATGAAAGAAAAAACCATTAATGAGAACAAGAGGAAAAGTCTAATGTCAATTATTACCGAGTGGAAAGAACTATCAACAAAATTAAAGTGGTTAAAAACTAAAGAAGCAGACCTTAGAAGAACTGTTTGCAAAATAGTTATCGGGGATACCCCTATGGTTAATGGGCGAGTAACCGTAAAAAAACAACTTGAAGGTTTTGCTGTTAAGGCTATTCAAACTCTTGGGTATTCTGTAGATAAAGCAGCACTAGGAGTTATTTGGAAAGAGCTATCCCCTACAGAAAAGGCATGTATAAAAATGGTGCCTGAGCTTAAAATAGGTGAATATAAAAAGCTCCCAGAAGATAGCCTATTGCATGAGGCTATTGTAACTAAGCACGCTATGCCCACACTTGAAGCCGAGATACAGGGGGAATAACTGTGACACTTAAATTTTCTAATACTGATGTTGAGCAATCGTTTATTAACGTATTGTGCTACGGAGAAGCTGGGGTAGGTAAAACTAAACTAATAGGCACGGCCCCCAGGCCTTTAATTCTAAATGCTGAAGGCGGTCTTCTGTCTTTACGCGGGGCAAAGATTACCAGCATAACCATTAAAACCCGTAAAGATATTGACGACGTTTATGACTGGCTCAGTTTAAGCAAAGAAGCTAAAATTTTTAAGACTATTTGTATTGATAGTCTATCTGAAGTAGCCGAAGTTCTCTTATCGAGTGAGTTGAAGGAGACTAAAGATCCAAGAAAAGCTTATGGAGTCATGGCTTCTGAAATGGCTGTAATGATTCGGGGTTTTCGGGACTTGCCCTTTCATACTTATTTTACTGCAAAAACTAAGAAAATTGTAGACGAAGAGAGCGGGGCTATAAGTTATATCCCGGCAGTCCCTGGACAATCCTTATTAAACAGCTTGCCCTACTTTTTTGACGAAGTGCTTATGCTCGATGTGGCAAAAACAAAAGCTGGTGTTACATACCGCTATCTAAAAACAGTAGCAGATCATCAGTATATCGCGAAAGATAGGTCAGGCCGACTAGACCCAAAAGAACCAGCGGATCTTACTAAATTATTTAAGAAGATTTCACCCATACTGGCAAAGCCAGTAGTGAAAAAGAAGGCAGCTAAATCTGCCAAAGCTACATAACTTTTAAAAACATAACGGAGAATTTTATGCCAATATTACCGAAGAAAGCGAACACTACAGGGAACGATGCAGGGATGGAAGACCGCAGCCCCATTCCAAGTGGCGACTATATAGCGCACATCACAAAAACTGAATTCAAAGAGACAAAGAAAAACTTGGAAGGTAAGTCTACTGGGCATTATTTGTCAGTACATGAAAAAATACTCGAAGGCGAGTACAAGGGGCGTATGGTCTTTTCTAATTTGAATTTAGATAATCCGAGCGCAGCGGCTGTAGAGATTGCAAATAAAACTCTTAATTCAATTTGCCAGGCGTGTAATATTCAGGGGGTGGAAAATTCAGATGAACTTCTGCAGATACCTCACGTAATAACTGTTGGCTTAAGGAAGGGCGACAGCCAATACCCGGATTCTAATGAGATCACTGCGTACGCCCCAGTGGATTCAGCTAATGAAGATGCGCCAGCATTTGTAGAGGAGGCACAAGAAGTACAAGAAGCCTCACAACTTCCAGGAGTAGCAGAGGAACCTGTTCAGGAAAAATTACCCTGGGATGAATAAACTAAAGTAGGCGAGGATCTAATCCTCCTCGGTTGACTTCGCTGGCATATCGGAGCCTACAAAAATATGCCCTTTTAATTATTTTAGAGGAGTTTTATAATGATTAATAAACCACAAATTGCTGATTTACTTTGTGTATTACACTCTTTATATGGAACTGAATTATACCCTGATTCCCCCTTATTTGTAGCATATTTAGGGAATAAAGAGATACGAGAGCGTATTAGTGAATTATATAATCGAAGGTTTTCCCATCAACGAGTTACTTGGTTATGCGATAAATTAAAAAGAATGAGCTTAGTGGCGGGAGTACCTGGCCTTAAAAGTAGAACCTCTTCTGAGAATTTCTTAATATATTGGAGAAAATAGATGTTTATTAAAATGATAACTGATTTTGATTCTCTTGTTTATTTATCTTTTCTTATTGTTGTTGGGGCTGTCCTTTACAAGACGTTAAAGTAATGGCAGATTTAACAGCACATTTTAAAACAACAAAACACTTGATAGATATTGGAGGGGTTTTTGAGTTGCCTCGACCGTATCTGGGAATGTCGCAACTAGGCCACCACTGCCCACGCTTCTTGTGGTACTCTTTCAGATGGGCTTTTATCGAAGCACACAGCAGTAGAATTAAAAGACTGTTCGCCAGGGGGCATCGGGAAGAACCGGAAATCGTAAAAGAATTAGAGAAAATTGGAATTCGTTGCTATGGGGATCAAGACGAAGTAGTAACTTGTGAAGGGCATATTAAGGGGCATCGTGACGGAGCTTGTATAGGAGTTATTGAAGCACCTAAAACTGAACATCTTTCAGAATTCAAAACAGCATCAGATAAAAAATTTAAAGAGTTTGTAAAGCTTGGTTGTGAGAAAGCCAATCCCCAGTATTTTGGGCAAACCCAGTCATACATGAAATATTGGAAGTTGACACGAACATTGTTCATAGTGGTTAATAAAAATAATGATGAATGGTACATAGAGAGGATACGCTATAATAAAGGGGTTGCCGATGATCTTGATAGGATAGGTGAATTTATAGTGGCATCTAAAACCCCGCCTGCAAAACCCTATGGGAAAACTTTTTATAAATGTAAATGGTGCGCCGCTAAAGAGGTGTGCCATAACGGGGGACTCCCCCCAAAAACTTGCCGTACTTGTACACGCGGCGAACCTGCGGAAGCTGGAACATGGGCTTGCTCTTTAACAACTACGTCAATACCTCTAAAAGTTCAACAGAGCGGTTGTTCTAAATATAGATGTCGATTAGACTAATTATTTGGAATTTAATAATGAGATCCCCAGATGAAATAATGCAGTACATTGCAGAGATTGAGTGGGTTTATCATACGGGTGAAGAAGAGGAACCGCCAGATGAATGTGAGTATGCTGAATGCCAGGCGCTAAGATGGGTTTTAGATAGGCATTGTAGTGAAAAAGTAATAGTTGAAAAAGCTATATGCTTTGCTAAAGAACAAGGCTTTATATGAAATTCGAGTTCAGGCAATACCAAAAAGATGTAGCTGAAGCCTGGTATGCTGATATCAAAGCTGGTAACTGCTCACCTATTATTGCAGTGCCTACAGGGGCGGGGAAATCTATTATTCTAGGGCTAGTTCTTAAAATGTATTTAACAGATTTTCCTAGTAACAAAATAACAGTATTGACCCATACTGCTAGAATAGTTAAACAAGATGTCGCAACTCTCAAAGAATTCTTCCCAAATAAAACTATCGGTATATATAGTGCAGGGCTAAATAAAAAAGAAATAGAACAAATAACTGTTGGGAGTATACAATCTGTAAATAATGCTAAAGAGGCTTTCCGCTGGACTAACCTATTTATAGTTGATGAAGTACACTCAGTAAACCATCGACGTTCAGGAAATTATCGTAAACTTTTTGAAGAGTGTCGGGGAGTTGTAGCTGGAATGTCTGCTACAATTTTCAGGACAGGCCACGGGTATATCTATAAAGGTAAAGGTAGTTTTTTTGATAAGCTGTCTTATGATCTAACTTCAGTTAAAGAGTTTAATAAACTAGTAACTGCAGGGTATTTAACTACCCTGATATCTGTGGCCCCTAAAACACAATTAAACTCTAGTAAGGTTAAGAAGTCTGCCGGTGATTATAATATTAAAGATTTAGCTAAGGCCCATGATAGGGAAACTGTTACTAAATCGGCAATTTCAGACGCGCTATATTATGGAAAAAACTATAAAAAATGGTTAGGCTTTGCTATAGATATTGAACATGCCGAACATATCTCAGCCGAATTAAATAAACAAGGAATAAAATCGACTGTATTACATAGTCGTATAACGGCTAACCGAGATAAGGTTATAGAAGAGTTTCTTGAAAGTGATACAAGGGCGTTGGTATCAGTCGGTATGGTAACCACAGGATTCGATGCCCCCTTTATAGATTTGATATTACTCTTACGCCCTACTGCCTCTGCTGTATTGCATGTCCAGATGGTAGGCAGAGGTTTGCGAGTTTTTCCAGGGAAAAAGCATTGCTTGATTCTCGATTACGCAGGTAATACCGCAAGACTCGGGCCTATCAATAACGTCATTATTCCCAAGTCTAAAGAAGCTGGAAATAAAGGTAAAGCCCCAACAAAAGCTTGCCCTAAATGCTCTACAATCACCTACACAGTAGCAAAAGAATGCGCTTCTTGTGGGCATGAGTTTGTATTTGAAGTTAAAATAGATGAACAAGCAAGTACAGCACCTATACTAGAGGGTAAATATGCGCCACCTGAAACAAAAGAAAAATGGTTAAATGTCACCGCTGTCAAATACAGTATACATAAAAAAGTTGGCGCTCCTGATAGTATCTTAGTGATATATTTCTGTGGCTTAACTAGGATTAAAGAATGGTGGTGCCTGGATCATTCTGGCTATGCTGGGCGTAAAGCTAAACATCAAGTATTATATAGGGGGTATAAGGGGAACCCCTCAACATATAAAGTCTTTCAGAATAAAGATACTCTAAGAAAACCTAAAAGAATATATGTAGACTTAGCCCCGCGATATCCTGTTATTCTAAATACACAATTCTGAGGAAAATAAAATGGATAAGAAAATTAAAGATGAAACTGTTATGCAAAGGGATACTCCAGGTACTCCTGAATTAATAGTACCTTCACGCCTTATGGTTAGGCATACCCGAGCTAAGCAAGAAAAGGCTATGAAGAAAGCTATAACACAATATGAAAAAACTTTACGAAGAGCTTACCGCTATATCGAAAGTCTTGAACGCTTTGTGATTTCCTATGGCGATCTTCCATTAATGAGCCCTTTAGATCTGGAGTTTTTCCAAGCTTTAATAGTGAAGCATGCCCCACAAAAAGAAAATAAAGATGACAATATACAGGGTAATTAGAACCCAGAAAGAGTTCGAAGCATTAAAGCTGTTACTTAAATTACCTTTATTTTGTGATACTGAGACGTGCGAAGAACTTGGAAAAACTACACCAGGCGGAGGGCTGTACGGGAGAGTCAGATTATTTCAGCTATACCAGCAAGGGTGGACAAAGGCAGTTCTTATTGATTGTTTTTTTATCCCGTTAGAGCAGGTTCTTGAATTAGTACAAGCCCATCATCACATCTACCATAATGCTAGCTATGACCTGCATACTATTAATTGTCATACTCCTGAAGTTTGGCTTCCCTCTAAAGTAGATGATACATTTTATTTATCTAAGGCAGCTTTTTCATATAGAGATAAATTTGATTTTTATTCCTGTTTACACTGGGCAGGTGTAGAAGATGATAGAATTCGTTCGATAGATAAAAAAGCAAATCAAAAAGCCAATTGGTCAAAAGCGCTTACACATTCTCAATTAGAATATGCGGCTTGTGATGTACTCTATCTCTCATTACTGTGGGAAGTAATAAAGAAGAGTATAGACAGGCCTTATAAATTGGATATAGCTAATTTACAATATGCGATTAACTATACCCGCAGAGGTCTTGCAATGAATCAGGCGGTACTGGCGGATATGAGACAGGAGCAAATACTTCTATTAGAAAAGCACACAGCAGTAATTCCATGTAATATTAATAGCTATCCACAGTGTGCTCAGTGGCTGGGGGTACCCAGCACTAAAGCCGAGATCTTAGCAGACATGGCACTCAACGGTAATCAAGATGCGAATAATCTTAGGTTAGCCAGGCAAGCTTATAAAATCTTAGGTTTTGTTGAGAAATATGACAGGCCACGTATGCGGTCATTTTTCAATGCCTGCGGAGCTAGGACTTCTAGGATGACAGCAACAGGGGGTGACCGCTACGGCTATGACAATCTGCAGAATCCCCCTAGAATTTTATATAAAGCAATGCAAGCACCACAGGGGCATAAGTATGTTTATGCAGACTTCAGTGGACTGGAACTACGGATGGTGGGGGCTTATATAGGGGAACCTGAATTAGAGCGATTATACAAAGCGGGAGTTGATGTACATGCTAGAACCGGTTCTGTTTTATTTGATTGTAAAGAAACTGAATTAACGAAAATACAGAGGGTAGCCACTAAAATAGTTAGTTTTATAACTATATACGGGGGGGGTAAACTCAGAGTACAGGGGGGCATGCAGGTAGAAGGGGGGATTCGTAAAAGTTTAAAAGAGATTGGAGAACTTCAAAGAAGCTGGTTAGAATTATATTCTGCTATAGCTGACTGGCACAGCTTACACGCTAAAGCTTTACAAGTATATGGCTACATTGATACAGTGTCTTTACTCGGTAGAGTTATGCGAGCTACTTCGTATGCAGAATCTTTTAACTTACCCATTCAAGCATCAGGGGCTGAAGCTACTAAATTGTCACTATATTACTTACACCAATACCCTGAAGTTCCGCCTGTTGCCAATGTGGTTCACGATGCAATAGCTCTACTCGCAGCAGAGGGGGCTGAAGCTACAATATGGGGCAAACGCTTAACAGACTGCATGCAACGCGGCTGGAGAGATGTTGTAAAATTTTCTGCAATTCCTGATATGCCGATGGTGGCTGATACAATAATCTCTACAAAGCTAGGCGTTAGAGACACTGTATAAAATTCTAAGAGGTTATTAAAATGTGTATTCAAATAGTTCATGAATTACGAAAAGCGCGAGGAAGCAATAAGAAATTAGCTATTTTAAAGAAATATAAAAATAATAAATATTGGTTAAAGACGCTACAGGCAATGTACGATTCATCTATAAATTATTATACCTCTGCACCTGACGACCTTACCTTCCTAGATGGAACTTTTTTAGACTACCCTGAAATATTTGAAGTTTTAGAAGTTTTGTCTAGTCGCAAATTTACTGGAAAAGTCGCACAGGCTTTTGCGGTAGAGTGTTCACAACGCTTTGGTGAAATTTATCGTTTAATCCTTGGTAGAAGTTTAAAAGCTGGTGTTTCAATAATAACTGTTAATAAGGCTTATCCAGGGTTAATCAAGACCTTTGATGTTATGCTGGCAAAAGATGTGGATTTATTAAAATATCCTATTTTAGCGTCCATTAAATATGACGGTGTTAGAGTCTTAGCTTTTGTGGGGGTTACAGGAATAACTTCATTAAAGACAAGAGAAGGTAAAACACTTAGAATAGAATCCCTAGAAAAGCTTTTGTCTGGATTTGCTCCCGGAGTATATGACGGGGAACTTGTTGCAGGAAATGGGAAACAAGCAGGGCGTACAAAGATAACAGGGCAAGTTAATAAATGCCTACTAGGAACGGCTACTGACATAGAAGATTCTACTTTCTGTATCTTTGACCACTTAACGCATATTGAATGGCGTGAACAAAAAACAGAGCGAACTTATAGCCATCGTTTATATTTCTTAAAAGGTGAAGTTAAAGAGGAGCCTGGGATACTTTTGGCTAAACAGTATATGCTGAGTAAGCAAGAAGACGTTAATCGCATGTATGCCTTTTATCTTAAATTAGGCTATGAAGGTTTAATTTTACGTTATCCAGATGACGCTTATATTTGGAAACGCTCGGCTAAGTTAATAAAAAAGAAAGCAACAAAAGAATGTAAATTAATGTGTGTTGGGGCAACTAAAGGTACGGGTAAATATGAGGGTTTAATAGGCGCTCTTATTTGCGAAGGCAGAGTTGAATGCAAGCAAGTTAATGTTAAATTAGGTACAGGTTTAACAGATCAGGATAGAGAGCTTTCAGTAGATGACTATAAAGGCTACATGATAGATGTACTCTATAATGATTTAGTTAAGGCAAAAAAAGCTTTAGTCTACAGTCTTTTCCTTCCACGATTTAAGAGAGTGTCACACAAATTGGATACATAATTGATTTTATATCATTATACAACTTGGCGGGGTTCTGCTACACAGGCTTTAGGGGTAATTCACCCAAAGACACGCTATGGTTTCGCCGCACAAAATAAAGGAAGTTGGCCCTCTTTAGTGTTCCTGACAGCAGACCCTTATTGGGAACCCTCTATACAGGCGCGTACTGCAGATGCTGCCTGGTCTAAAGGGGCATCAGACCCAGAGGAGTATAGTAAAAAAGGGATTCCGTGTTTTAGGTTTGAAGTAGAATTTAAAGAACCTTTATTTAAGATGATGTACCCGCACCCTTACTGGTTAATGATGCTACAAGATGCTAAGAAGTTAGGTAGTGATGTCGCTAAATGGCATTGGACTGAGGAGCCTTGTATAATAAAAGCAACAGCTATTTGGAAAAAGGAGGATTGGCATGGACTTCATGTACCCACAAAAAACAGTAGATAGATTAAAGAAAAGAATTGATAATCTTACACTAGCCCTACAAATAGTGCTTGACACTGTACAAGAGACTGCAATTATTAACGAAGAGCCTCCGCCCAGATGGGTCGAATTAGCAAAGCGCGTTATAAAAGATAACCAGAATAAGCCTAGATATTAGCGAGTATTTTAGGGACTGCAGCGATAAGAATAAGCGCCTGTTTGCCAAATTGTAATGCCTAAACCTCCAAAATAAACAGCTTCATGGAGCCTGTCTAGATATTTGCAATCTTTTTTGGACTCCATAATAAGCACGATCCCTGGTCTTGCAGCAGTACGCGAAGCATAAAGCAATGATTGCCCAATACTCTCGGCCCATTTGTGGGCAAAATCAAACTCAATTGCATAATCATCTAATAAACAATCGACCCTAGTGCGGTCAGTTAAGGTGTACTCTACTTCGCCATTATATTTTTTACACCAGGGGATCTGATAAGCTTTTTCTAATGCGTAGGCTATATCAAGCAGTGCAGATACAGTCAATATAAAGAGAGAGATTAATACTAAAATAAAAACAAGAGGCCCACGCTTCATGAGGAGGCCTGCCAGGCAGATTTGCCGCCTACTCTAACACCGGCCCAAGCTATCCAAGGTGCAATTTTACTACTTATTTTCTTTTGTATTTTAGTAATAAGGCTGTCCCCGTACAACTCGCTTAGTTCAGTAATTACTTTACCCTTCTCTGCAAGAGCATCACGCAATAATAAGTCAGCCTGTGCGCGTGTATATTTTGTTTTATTCCGATACAAAAAATCATGGAAAAAATACTCAGCCCTATATTGCGCTCCGCGAGGCAGGAGCCATTTAGATAGCCACCAGGGTACTGATCCATAATCAGATTTAGCACCTTTAGGAACAGCTATAGACTCTTTAAAGCGTGTGCTATAAAAAACCAGATCTGATTCTAGTACGCCGCCTCGCCCGTTGTCGTTTGGGTTGTCGTTAAAGTCAGTGAGAAAAGGCATTATTTAATCGAACCCAGTAGACTTTTAAGGACTGGGAGTAAGTCATTAGTCCACACGACACTGGCGGTACCAATAGCAATCACCGTTACCAGTACCGATTTACTGTATTTCCTTACTGCTTCAAGTAATTTCTGTATTTTATTCATGATTCCCTCGTTATTGTCCGAACGGGTTTATCCCGGCCTGATTTCCAGATCCATCCCCGCTGTCATCCAGCACCGGTGCTGAGTCTCCGCCACCCGTGACTGGGGCCAGCACCTGCTTTTCTGCGCGGTTTATCTGTGCGCCATCGCTTAGAGTATTAATTGAGTTCCCTGCACCGATATTCGTATCCATTGTTGTAGTCCCTCTGCCGCCAGTGCCTTCGCCTGCTGCTCCGCCATCACTTGATCCGCTGACATTAACCGATCCTATGCGCGTATCACCTGCTGCTGTACCTGCTACAAAGCCTGTAACGAGTTCTTTAGTCATCACGGCTGCACCCGCTATGCCAGCCACAACCTTGCTACCCCCAGATATTTCTTTAGCCTGTATAGCTTCCTTTTCCATATACGATTTACCAAATGCTGTTACATCTGCGGTGCAGGATGGAGGCTGAGTTTTGTTGTTATATGACATTTCACGGATTGTATTAGAATTAGCTATATCCCCGTTGCTCCTAAAACACTCTGCTCGATCGGATACACCAGAAGATAGTGCACAGTCGTTAGGTGGTTGTGGGATGAATGCAACAGCAGGCACCTCTTTACAGTTACCTATTCCTTCTGCCACAGCTCTGGCCACACCGACGTCCTGTGGTATTTTCTCGGCTATCGACCCATCAGTATTATATGTGGTACCCATAGAGTTGCAGCCTGCAATCAGTAATACCGATATAGCCAAGCTTAGAATTAATAATAGTTTTATTTTCACAGTATTCACCTATCCGGTTAAATATAAATTGTCTTTATAGCAATGAGAAAGGTTCTCTAAAACTTCCTAGAAAGCTTTTCTGAACAATCCTAGTCGCTCCTTTTGATTATTACGATTTCAGAGACGTTAATAGCGTCATCATTAGTTAGCATAATAGCAATTATTCCATCCAGAATACGCGTAGTATTAACAACCACAGAGCCATAAACCCAATCCGTCCACCTTGCCGTACTTGCTATTATCATTTCTTTTGTGTCCGTTGTAGTTTTAACTGTCGCACCGCCTACCCCCGGAATGACCGTTACAGATATGTCTTTGTAACTCTCTACTAAGACTGCCTTAGAGCTACCCGATGCTACTGCAACTTCATTATACCTATGGGTTATCCCATCTTTTACTAATGTCGCTATTGCTGTCATAATTAAGTCTCCTAAATATAAATTAGCCCTTATCTTTTATTACATCATTAATCACATTTATTATTTCTGCCGTGTGTCGCTTAAATCCGTCATCCATTAATTTTTCAATTCGATGTAAAGTCGGGTAGTCTTTAGCAAGCTCTACACGTAAATCGTTATGCTTATTATCAAGTAAAGTAACCCTATTATGTAACAAGTCTATATCATCATTTACAATTTTTCGTTCACGCGCTCTTAACCCTAAGAATACTCCAAGAGTTCCGATTGCAGTGATAACCCCTGCCCACATTGACAAGTCTTTTTCAGGCACCCTTATACCCCCTCCTCAAGTGCCTCAACGATTTCAATGAGATCATCAATAGCTGCGTTTACCTGGGCGATAGTTCTGTTCTTTTTCTTCCCAGCCTTTAGGGTAGCGACGCGTTCTTTCTTCATTCTTTTCTTCTCTTTGCGTGCTTCCTTTTCATCATCTTCTTTCTCGGCTATTTTATCAATTTTCGCCTGTGTCCTTGGGGTTAATACTCCGGGGGCAGTTACTTTATAAAATCTATCATCTGCTTCATAAACAAGAGAGCTATCTTTAACAGAAAAGGATGTGTATCCAACTGATGGTGTGTGTGTACCATCTTCGTGTTCAACACCTCTACCAAATAACGCGGGTTGTGGATACCCAAGTGCAGGAATATAGGAAATAAATATTTTCATTATCTTAACCTCTCTAATATGCGCCACTCAAAGAATGTCTTATCTTTTGCTACTGCTCCGTTTAATATGTAGTCAATACCCGCGTCTAGATTAAGTACATCGGGCCTGAGGTAATCAGTAGCTAGTAAATCAAATTTAAAAGTGTCAGTGACAATATCACTCCCAGAAGACCCCCCGACTATAAACGGGTAACTGCCTGTTATATTCGGTTTAGCTTTAATCTTTGAATATTGTGACACTACCCCATAACTCACTTTGATTCGTTGAGCAAAACCAGGATTAATTCTGAAATTAGTTACGGCATCAAACAGACCGCCGATATTTTTTTCGACCGAGATATCTGTATCAAAAACATTGGTAGTTGTTGCAGCTAATATTGTCTCATTTGCAGTTTTAGTGATCTTGCCGTAGGCGGTTACCTTTTCATCCAGGATATTATCATTTACCCCATCAGAGGTTCCTTTTATAAAGTCCCCTTTAGCGTAACTGGTATGGTGTTCAGTGCCACCAGACAATTTTGTAATCACACTATTTCCTGCTGGATCAACATCGGCAATAACAAGAATTGTTTTACCTAAATAGTCTGCTGGAGCCGGGTACATTATATTTCTTGTGGCCAGGCTTGCATCAACCAATACAATCAATGAATCATACCCTACCAGGTCAGCAGGCAATATCGAGTAATCCACAGCTTTACTTATAACATTAGCACCAAGTTCGCTCGTTGATGCAGCAAATTCTACAGCCGTTTCTGCAGCATTAACACGTAAAATTTGTAAAGCGGCACCTACATAGCTGCCGGGTGTATCAGTTCCAGTTATAAAGTCTTTAACAAACCCTGCAGCTTTTGCCGCCCAATGTAAAGCAGAAAATTTACCAGCTACTACAGGAACATCTTCCGCTTCTTCTGCCCACTTGTTAGCTAAAACTACATCAGCCGCAGTAGAGACTACGTCAGCATTTGTCAATACAACATCGGCTGCAGTAGCTATCCTGTCTAAAGCTGTCTGTGCAGCGTCTGCAGCAGTTGAAACAGCATCGGCTGCTGTAGAGACTACATCGGCATTTGTACTTACGACATCGGCATTCGTCGATACAACATCGGCTGCTGAAGCTGCTGCCGAAGCAGCGGAGGCTGTTGCAGCAGCTTCGGCAGCAGTTTTTGCCGCTTCGGACGCTGTTTGGATTGCAACGAGAACTGAAACATCAATAAAGAGTATCCATTTTCCCGCTGCCAAATCATTTGCCCATACTCCAGAAGTGTGTGCAACAGCTACCATATAGTAATTAGAATCAGGGCCGGTAATCAAATCACGCGTACCGTAATATAAGCCGGTTGCCCAAGCCCCTCGCCAGGCACTCGTTTCATAGATAGCATCTAAATCAGCATAGAGTTCCTGTATAAGCATGACTGCACGGTCAAGATCCTGCTCAAGTATGTCCATATTAAACGGGCTACCGTTTACCCAATCGGTTACTTGGGATAAAGGCAGGTGCCTTTTAATCTCTAAATAGACATCAGGTGGGCCATAACCGCCAGGTGGTACATAGGTTACATTAACAGTTCCCCCATTGAGAACGGGGTTCAAAGCTACAGTATAATCAACATTCAATGTCAGGATTTTAACAGAGTTATCCACGTCAATAAAACGAACTTCTAAGTCTGTTTCTAAGAAGACGTTATAATTGAAACTAAGTACCGCAGGTGCAATATAGATATATCTAATGGTAGGGATTTCTACTGGGACTGTCATCGCAGTTCTCCGTATAATTTCATTTGTTTAGCATCAAGCCTATTTGTATACATCGTCATGAGTTCAGAAGAGGTACTAACTAAATACTTAGTAGTTTCTTTGTATATTTGGGCAAAGCGTAATGTAACTAATTGCCTTTGAAAATCTTCTGTTGTGTTCTTAAAGTCTCTATTATTTACCAATTCTCCGATAATGTCTTTTAATGTCGGCCCTCCCGGTAATCCGGCCCCATAAAGCCGTGCAAATTTTTCACGATTAGCCGTTGTCAAATCAAGCATAACACCATTAAAAGAAACTGTTGCTGGGGTGTTATCCGGGATAGTCGGCTTTAAATCTTGAATATATAAATCAATTTTATCAGGCTCACGCCCTCTTGTATAGAGGATAGAAGCAACATCAGGCCCGACAAAAGAAGGGCGTATCCGATCTTCCCCCCACAAAGTCACATCGGCGGGTAAAGATTTGGTGCCTGCTGTAAAAATTGAATCTTTTCTCTGCCATTGTTCAAGGGCTGTCCCAGCCTGTCGATACACAGGATCTCTATATGAGTTATTTAAAGAACCTGCCATGCGTAAAGTAAAAGAAGTTGAAATAATATCATTCCAAGCTCTTGATGCGGAATCGCCATCATTGGCCTCAACAGCTTTAAATAAATTCACGATTTGGCCAACAGTCTGTAGCATATAAACATCACTTATAGTTTTAACCAATGGGGCTAAAAGTAAGGTTGCAGCTATGTCGGAGGCTGAAGATGTTTCACCAGGTCTGAGAGGGTCTTTCGTATCAAAATTAGTAATAGCTTGACGATAATTAACAAACAAACCAAAGACTGTTCTAAAAGGCTCAATTTTACTGTAATCAAGAACTTTATTTGTCCCCGGTAGCTTAATACTGTACGGCCCCATGCCTATAACGTCACGCACAAACCGACCATAAGGTGTAGACATCTCAAGACTGCCAGTAACAACTGTATCATCAGGCATAAATTCTAAAATTGACAAAGTAGCGGCTGTTCCTAACATTATATTAGCTCTTGCTGTATCCGCTTCAGGCCCGGTTTTAGCAAGAGCCGGTTTCAAATCCCTGAAAATATTGCCTACTATAGAATTACGAACCCCCATTTTAACGAGATTTGTTGGCGTTTTAAAAAACGGGATTTTTAAGCGGAGCCAAGGAAGTTTAGCAGCAGACTGCATAGTTTTTCCAAAATTCCCGAGTTCATTCATAAAAGTATAATACTCAGCCCGATCCACACCTTTTGCTATTTGTTTCATGCTCGGATTGTTGGCCATATACTGATAAACAGCTTGCTTATCTGCTGCACTACCCTCAGTCTTTATTGCGGTATATGCAGCGTCCCCGCCTACGGACATCCTATAGTTTAATATTTTAAAAAACCTGTCAATGGTCAAGTTCACCATGCCACCTGTACGAATACCCTTACCTAAAAGGTCAACAGCAGGCGCCCAATAATCCCCAGCACCTAGATTTTCTGCGGTGATTTTCTTTAACATTCTCTGCTCTGCAATTTCAGTCATCACTAGCATTTCTTCAGGTAATTTACGCCCTCCCCAAGTGCTGTTCTTTGCAATAATTTGGAAGATATCGGCAAAGCCTCTACCAATGCCTGCAGTTTTTCCATAAAGTTCACCAAACTTTGCGAGAGATTCGGCTGAATCAAGCCGAGCGCCTGCTGACATACCTTCAAGAAGTGTGCGAGAAAGATTCCAGGCTACATTACCGGCATTGCCTGAAGTGTTTACTCCGATAGTTATAGGGTTAAATAGAATGTTATTTGTAAAAACTTCATATAATACCTCTTCACTTTTTACGATCAAACCTTTACGCGCAGTTTTAGAAGCTGCTCGCATATCCCCAGTAGAAGCAAGGAGCCTCTCTAATAGCTGTTTGGTATTGCCGTCAATACCAGACTCAAGTAAGAGTTGTTTTACTTGTTTTTCAGCGCGTCTCCCCCCCTCCGCTACAATCTTATAAGAATTAAGTAAACGGCCAGCATAAGACTTTGCGCCAGTCGCCGCTTCCTGAACTAATAGGTGGACAGCTACGGCTTTTTCATAAGCTAATCTTTCAATAGCCCCGCCACCTTCAGCCTTTGCAGCCCCTGCAATTCGCCCTAATCTTGAAGCTTGTGACATGGTAGCGGCCAAAGCATTACGCAAGCCATAGGCCTCAGCTTCACTTAAATTTTTAGGGCTTTTTCCAAGAAAATCTTTTAACTGAAGATTCTGTGATTTTAATTTTGTAATTTTATGAGACTGTGGCCCCTTAGAAGCTTTTAAAAATACTTTTTCAAACTCAGTAGTCAGGTTCTTAATTAGATTTAAACCATCTTCTGTACTGTTAATCTTTGATAAATTTATTTGTACTTGATAGGGTAAGGTATCATAACTAGAGAATGATTTAGTTACAGCTTCCTCAAAATTATCTGCCCCTTTTATTATGTACTCGGGGGCAGCGGGGTCACCTATCATTTTTTGAAATTTATTCAGAGCAGTTTCAATTTCACCGGTTTCTACATGTTGTTCAAGCTCTTTAGTTAATTTAGTTTTAGCTAATTCGTCATTAAAAGCTTTAACGGCTTCAGTTGCCTTTTTAGAATCCCCTAATGCGGCTGCTTTATCAGCCTCCTGTGCTAATTTACCGAGTTGCCCTAATTCTTCCGGGTTTATTTTACGCTTACTTAATGAAAGCACTTCTTTTAAACCCTGCGAAAAAAGTCCTGTATCTTTTCCTACTTTACTTGTAACACCCTTTGCAACAGCTTTTAAACCCCCTCTAATAATCCCCGGTATCAAACTACCTACAATCAAGGGGTCTGTTACTACAGATAAAGCAAAAGCTGCTTGTGCCTGGTTAGTCGGGTTCATGTAAGGGAATTGTTTTTTAATAATTTCAGAAGCGTACTCAGGTCTTTTTGTCTCACTGTTAAGTGCAGACATAAAAGCATCCTTAGAAGTACCTGCAATATTAAAAATATTCTCTAAAATAGTATCTTGATAGGTGGTATCAGGGGCGAAGGGCGCAAGTACCGCGTCACTTGCAGCGTTCATGAGATTCAAAGCTTGCTTACCTGCTGTAAGAAACATGTCAGGTGCGAGTACCGGGCCACCTATTAAATTACGCAGTACAGGGTTCTCTTTAAAATAAGCAATAGTAGAACCCCATATAGACACATCATCCGGTTTTAAGTCACCAATAGCGGTTTGATCTGTTGGGTCGATTTTTGCGCCTTCACGGATTTTATTAAACTCAAGTAATACAGCCGTCTTTTCATTCTCTTTTATAGCCTGCTGCCGGGCTTCTGGGTTTAATGCAGGGGGCTGTTCAGGCTTTTCTAAAAGAGCTTTCTCTTTATCAATCGCCCCTCGCCCTATCGGCTTAAAAGGCTCTTCACGTTTACGCAAAGCAGGGGCAACTGGAACTTGGTCTTTTGAAGATACAGCCGGAGCTTTAGTAGCATCCTGTGGTGTAGCGGCCCCGCCAGGGCTTGCTACAGCACCGTCAGGCACCGGAGGGGTTACCTGAGTATCTGGTGCAGCATCTACACTTTCATTCGATTGAGGGGCTTTCATGAAGCCCATTTCTATTGCCTGGACTTCCATCTCTTTATTAAAAGTATCTAGCTGGGCAGAACGTGCTGCTTTTTTATCTTTTGCCGCTAGGTCTTGGAGTTCTATAAAGTCACTCATTTGACCGGCTCCTCTAGCATTGTTCTCATAACATCGCGATACGATGAATAAATTTCAGAATATGCTCGATATGTTGCATCATTTATGTTATCTGGGTCATTCTCAGGTAATTTCCACCTTCTTGTAGCCTCTGCCCAATCGCGCGTATATGCGCGAGTAATTGCCAATTTACCCTGTTCTATAGGCATCCTAGTTCCGGTAACCGGCAAGGCTGGCAAATCTCTATAAAGTACAGAGGGGGTATAATAAAGTTTTTTCATTTCTTCCATAATTTTAGAATCAGACATTCCGCCAAGTTTGAAATTAATCATGGATTTTCTAGCTAATAATATAGCATCTTCTCGACTGGCTGCACCTACACTAGCCAAATATCTAGGGCCAGTTATCCAACTTTCTACTTGCTTCATTGTAGCATCTAAAAGCGCCCCCATTTCAGGGTTCTTCAAAGCTTTATAAAAAGCATCAATACGCCGCCGCCCATTAACGTCTCTAATAATTTCTGGATCTCTAATTACTTCGTTATAAACCTTACGCAGTCCCCCACTAACTGCCGCTGTTGTCATTTGCTCTTCAGCAGAATTCAACCTCTCGGAACTGGCCAGTGAATCGACACCTTTTATTATCACATCATACCAAGCTTTAGCTGTAGTGTTTCTAATTGTCCCCGCTAAAACTCCTGCAGTCACTTGTTCCCTGGTAAAACGGGGGTTATTTGGGTTTAAAATATCGACTGTAAGCAGGCCATCTGTTCTATCATAAGTTTGTTGTAATTCATTCTTTTTAATAGTAGAGATTCTTTGTGTATACTGGTTAGCGGTTCGTACAGCCTCTTGATTCCAGCGTTTTATTTCAGCTTGCAATTTCATCTGAGCATCTGGGGACCCCGCCATTTCACGAGTACCCACAGTATTGGCAAAATCCAATGCAACTTTTAGGCCTTGTCGTATATTATTATATCGCTCTGCCTCAATTTTTAAAGGAGCGGTTTCTTTAATTGGTTTATTAACCGCTTCAAGATAGATTTTTTTATTAACTACTGAAACCATACCCCACCAGGCCGGGGCGGCTTTGGTGGGGTCATTAAAAGTACTTACATAACGCTGTTTTATATTAATCCCGAATTGGTCTGTGGGTAATCTGCCTGTACGCGGGTCAACTTTAAGTAAAGAAGGATCGGCAGCGATAACTGCGGATATCTCAGTACGCTGCATAAAGCGTTGCTGCTCTTGAGCTATAGTCATCTGTGTTACACGATGCGTAGCAGCTTTTGATAAATATTGATTTTTAACACTCTGCATTTGCAAGAGTGCTTTTTGTCTTACTCTTGGCTCTAGGTTTTCTAATGTACTATTAAAAACTTCATCCAGTCCTGCCTTATATTGCTCAAAGGCGGGTTTAGCCAGGATCCCTTTTGAACTTGCATACCCAGCTACAAAATTTCCCTGTTCATCGTAGTAACCGCCATAGCCCTTTCTAGCCTGTTCACTGAAACGCAAAACTGCAGCATTGGCAAAGTAGTCACTCTCACGCTGTTCATATTTGAAAGCCGCATCTGCAGTAACCCCTAAGAAATATTGAGCGCCCTTTGAAACCATGTTCTCTACTGGGGTAGGCACTTGATAGGGAGTAAAACCTATATTCCCGCTTCTGGGATTTATCTGGCCACCCTTTACAGTACCTCTTGCCCCCCTGGTACTCGCCCTCAAAAGAGAAGGTCGGAGTTGCCCGGTAACGCCCCCGCTATTGGAGCGCCCAGTCGCTAAAGTGTAGGAAGCAGCCATCAGCCTAGTATCAATGAAGTGCCTGCACCCGAACCAGTAAATCGGGTAGACAATGCGAGGTTTGCATTAGAATAGGAAGCAGTCCCTGCATTTATATACTTAGGGGCTTCTGAAGCTACAGTAGAGAGTTTACTGGCATAAGCTCCAACGCCATAAGAGGCAGCAGCTTTAAATAAACCCTTTACTAGAGCCTGAGTCTGTTGTGAGGAAAAACGGCTATTAGCTACAGTAACAGCATTGCTACCAGCATTATAGTTTTGATAAGCTGTATAAGTATTGGCTTTGGATCTTATTCTATTCGTTAAGCCTATTGTACCGGCCTGGATAGCCGCATTTGCCTTAGTGTTATAGGATTGAAGTTGCCCCTCCCAGAGTATTTGGTCAATAGCTACTTGCCCCTTCCAGAGACTCGCAGCTTTTTCGTTGCTAATATCAGCGGCCTTGCGGTCAGCATTAAACATGATAACTTCAGAATCAATTGCACGTTGAGTATTTTGATCTATCACAGCTTCAGCATTAGAACCTGAACCAATAACTGTACCTGAAGCAGCTTGACTTGCTACAAGTGCGCCTTGTTCCCTTAATTTAAATTGTTCTAATTGTGTTAAATCTAAGTTTGAATCCTGCCAAACTTGAGTGAGTTCTTGTTCAAGCAAATCATCTGTATGTAAAGTAGTAAAATACGTCATAGCCGCATTATAATCGGCTGTAGCTTTAATAGAACTAGCGGCAAGATTACCACTGAGCATTACAGATGCTGCATTAAAGTTTGAAAGCATAGTTTCAGAATCAATATTATACAGATCAGTTTTAAGTTTCATATTATTATTATAGATAGCCCAAGCAGAGGCATTTTTTTGGTCAGCGTCTGCCGCTGAACCTGAAATAAGCCCAGCAACACCTCCTATAACCCCCCCTATAACAGTACCCCATCCAGGAAGTATCTGTGAACCTAGCACAGCCCCTGAGGCGGCTCCTGAAAGAGCGCTACTTGTTGCTGCACTTGTCATTCGTACACCTCAATCGTATCTATTACAGCACGAACAGTTAAGGGTAAGGGCTGCTTTTGCCTGATAAAATATTCAGCTTTTCTATTAAAACCCTCTTCATATTCTAAGTGTAGAATACCAGTAAAAGGGGGTATTTGAGTACCTGTCAAGTCGGCTTCATCTCGAAAAGGAATTTCCTCTTCAGATTCTCCATCTTCATCATCTACTCGGCCCACAAACATGCCTATAGATTGATAAAGATCAATGTCTATATTTGTTATTCTTTGCATTCGGCCCAGCGATGTACCATAGTCAGTTTTAACTTCGGGCAAAAGCGGTCTTACTTCAGAAACATAGCCTAAACCAACAGCAATGTTTGAATAGCTCCCATTCAAAGTTATAGAGCCTCCTGAAACCTGTCTTTGTGGGTGGGCTGTTCCATCAGCTATTACATCTACTATTTCACCTTCAAGATGCCCTAAACCAGATAGAGTATCTACAGGCACACCAAAATACTCCACAAAACTGTCAAGAAAACGCGCATTGGGAATGTTGTCAATAAGCATTACAGGATCACCAAAACGGGAGTGTTAATAAAAGCTCTAAACTGGGGGGCTTTCTTTTCAAGATAATATTTTGGGTTACCTTGAATTGTTCTCTTAACAATTACCCAAACTTCATCTTCCCTAGTATCCCCCGGAATACTTGTTATAGCTTTAAATTCACCGGGATCAGATAAGCCGCTAGTACTATGTACATGCCAGCCAATAACTTCATGTTGCCTCTGATAGGTAAGTCCTAATAATATCCCATCCGCACGAACTGCCCAGATAATTGAAGACGGTACCTGTTGATAAGTCCAATCAATGATTGAAAAATTTTCAGTAACATGACTAGATAAAATCGTTACATCAGAAGTTTTATAACTATCATAAGTATAATCAAAAACAAACTCATTTATAATCCTACCGTACCTTTCAATGAATAGGGTTGTGATCCCTACCATTAAAGGCGTAATAGGTTCAGAACCATTATTAGTTTGTCGTTGTGCTAGTATATTTGTGGGGGTCAACGCAAAACGCGTAGCACCTGATACAGTCCACTCATTGGCGATGGTGCCGATATTCAGACTCTTACCAGATATTAACCAAACTATCTTATCTTGTGTACCAGAATCTAGAGTAAAGGTCACAGCATCTGAATCAATAAGGGGTGAAGAAACAGCAAAAGAGGAAAAATCGCCAGCCCTGGACATCCACACGGTTTGCCGTCTTAACAGGTTTGCCGCATACACCACTCTCTGTTGATGGAAGGTAACTCTTTCAGGCCAGCCGTTAGTGGCTGACCAATCAGTAGGTTGCGAAGTAAAAGCCAAAGTAACAAGTTCCCAACAGGTGGCTCCGTGGCGTTTTAATGTTTGAGGGGGGAATCCTGATTGTGCAATATATAATTCATCTGCGGATTGAGCATAGTCTAACCCAACAATATCCCAAGTAGTAGGAAGTGTTAGGGTTACAATGTCCCCAGGGTTAGCAACATTCTTTAAATAAAAATCTAAAGTACCGTCTGCTGTAGTTGCCCCACCAGTTACTGTAATCTTATCAGCAACGGGGGCGACGTTAATCGCTATAGTATAATCGACAGCCAATACTAAGGTTGTCTCGATCCCTGCAGCCGAAGTATGGCGTACTTCAATTTCACTAGCCGCAGCAATGTCGATTGTTGGAATATCGTAAGTAGCCAATCCAGTATAAGCTGTAGTATAAGGTACCGGAGGGCAGAAAGGGGCAACAGGATTAGGGTAAACTAATAAGCCTTCTTTATCCCCTATTACCATACGCGGCGCACCATCCGTGTGTATAAAGAATACTAGAGTATAAGCTTGCAATTCATTAAAGATAAAAGGTATCTCACGAACTCTAGGATCAGCAACATCAAGCCCTAGAGAATTCAGGTCATATATGAACTTAAAACCATCTCTACGAGTAGTTGGCCCCTGTGTTGTACATATCATATTACTGAGTTTACTAGAACCGCTGTTATACCTCTTAAAGTCTGCACGGGCCTCCATTAAGGGGGAGAGTTCACCAGCAGAAAAAGAGTGTTTAAGTCGGTGCGTACCCATTAGGTAGTTTCTAACTCAGTAGCTATGTTTGGGTTTACGAATGTATCGTTATCGGGATCATCGTCATACTCCCGATAATCATTTCCAACATTAGCTTCAGATTCCCAAACTTCACTTTGCATACTTTTGTATTGATTTGCCAGTACAGCAGTCAGTTTTTTATCTTGTGTTATTGCTGGGGCTATTTTAATTGCGATAGCCTGCGCAAGGAGGTGGGCAAAAGTGTCAGAAACTGAAGAAATATCTGTTACTTGTGCAGTAAAATAAAGCCCTACTGAAGTTTGAATAGTATATAAAGCATCCCCCATTACTATCCATTTATCGCGACTACCTTTCGGGTAGATATCACGGGGGGTCAAACAATTATTGGGTAATTGGTAACCATAAGAACCAAAAGGTATAGGCTGTCCTGTTAAGTCTAATTGGTTTAGAGTTGCATACCTTCTAGCAAAAGGCCAATCAAATTTAGATAACAATAAGTTTTTAGTGGGTTCAAATAAAGTCTGACACATTCTTGAACGTTTATTCGTTTCAGTAAAATCACGAAAAGGCGCAGCCCCGCAAAGGGCCAAAGCCATATTACTAATATTCACATCTGAATAAGCCATACGATTTAACCTGTAGGTTCAGGCGTTTTACTGTCTTTATTGTTACGGTAACGAATATCCATAATTCGCTCGATAACTGTAGCTTTGGTATCACTCTCTTTTTTGATAAGCTTAATCTTATAAGCTTTTAAAAGAGCAGTAGCTGCTTCCTTATGAGTCCAAGTAGCTGCTTCGAGTTCTTCCTCTGAAGCTGTAGTAAAATCAAGTTTATGCTCTTCACCTTCAATCTCGATGAAGCACCCTTTTTTAGGGTTATCTTTTGCTTTAAGTACAGTCCCATGTGAAATAAAAGTGATTTTTCCACCTTTAATTAATGCCTGGCAATCTCTTGTACAAAGAAAATCGGCCATAATATTTCTCCTAATTAAATTCAATAGTTAAATAGTAGAGGCCCGAAGACCCCTACTAAACTACTCATCAGCTATTAGACTGAACACCAGGTAGCACTACTCCAGCACTGAACTGCCCGGCAGCGGGTACGCCTTCTAACGCAAGTTTGACAAACTGCTTAGTGTTGCTTGGCAGATCAAACTCATAGGTGCCAACTGCTGCAAAAATTGACGAATCCAGTGTTATAAGATCATCAGCAGCGACGTTAGTAGCCCCTGTAGTAAGAATAACCCCAGTAACACCCGCCAATGCAACTTCAGTAGTGAAGAAACACTTGATAGGTTGTCCAGGGCCAACCCCCGCATTACCTAAATCAAGCACAGTGGGTACACCACCAAAGGCTAACGAGTCAGCCCATAATAGATCGTTGTCTAAAATCATTTTAAATACTCCTAGTCAATAGACAGTTAATTACATTAATTAAACGATGATTGCTTCTGTTTCCAGAATCGCGTTACATTCACGAATAGGTCGTCCACGGAAAGAGAGAACCTCTTCACCGAAAATTTCCTTCATGCCAAGAGAAGCATTGGCTTTCTCAACAGCCGCCATATCCAGCATAGCCGCAATAGCTGCACCAGCATAAAAGATACCACGATTGCGCCCCTTAGTAGGAACAGCGTGCATCATTTTAATCATATCGCGATAAAGCTGAGCTTGTTTTGCTACGACATCAAGTGAAGCTAAGTCGATATTGGCAAGGCGAACAATATACCGCCAATCGCGTACACACATACCGAGTTTCCACTGGTAATGCGACTGGAAACCTCTGAATCGGCCACCGTCATTATCCGTAAGAGTGATCTCGCCAAGATCTTCAGAAAGCAGACCCGCTTGAGAACCTTTTGGATAAATGCCGTGGACTGTATCTTCACCCCAAACAACATACCAAAGTGAAGTCACATCGCCAGCAGCCCCTCCAAAATCCAGAATATTCTTCAAATAATTTGAACCTAGAGTTGCTGCAGGTTTTCCGGCCAGGGCGAGAGTATCGTAGCGAGGAGCTAATCCAAGAAACTTTTCAGGATCAGTAGCAGTATCGCCATAAAAGATGGTAGAGGCCATCGTATCAGACATGCCCTCAATATGAGGGGTATCTTCGGACAACCTGAACTCTGCAGTATTCCCGTTCAACATAGCCAGGTCTTTATCAACCTCTGCAAAGTCTTCCAGCATACCAATAGTATCATCAACTTGCGCTGTGGTACTTTTAGTAGGCCTAACACCATAGTTCAGTTTACGCCAGGTGGGACTCGGGGTATCGGAACGAACAGTGGTTCTATGACCGACTGGAAGGTTGCCCTCGACTAGCGGCATATCCAATATAATCGGATTCGATTGTGCTAGTAATTCTGCAATCTTTGCAATAGAGCCGTCAGGATCCATTCGCTTAGTTACGTTTACTATATTGGGAAGTTCCCCTCCCGTATAAGGTGTAAAAGCCATTAGATGTTTCTCCTATATATTAAAATTAAGCAGTTGCACTCGGATGTGATTTTCCAAATAGCGTATTTGCTAGAGTTTGTTTACCTTTAGGTATGTTGACTCCACTTTTTAAAAAGCCACCTTCTTTCATGGAGTTGCCAACACTCAATAAGTAGCCAAGTACAGCCGGGTGATTGCCGAAGCCTGAAGTTTCTAAAGCTTTAGCAAGTTGCCCTTCAGGGTCATTTTGGGCGAGCGCCCTTCGCACTAGTGATAAATTATAATCAGCTTGGTCACCCCAGGATGTCACTAAAGCGTCACCTTCCTTTCGGATAGCCGCTTGAGTTGCCTCTTCATTCGCTTGGGTAACTGCCCCAAACTGCTCAAGAGAATTATCAAGTTGTGCCTGCGTCATATCATTAGCATGCGCGAATTGCGCCAAGGCTTCTGGCGCACCTTCAGGTAAAGCATATTCACCGATTTCCGGGACTATACGGGCATCCGGGACTTTGCCAGGATCGTCTATAGTTGTAGTCGGGTCAACACTCGGTTCTGCTGGTGTTTCGGTAACTGCAGGCTCAACAGGAGCTACAGTTTTAGGTTTTTTGGTTACCGGCTCTGTAATAGCAGGTTCTACAGGGGCTATAAGAGTCGGCTCGACAGGAGCAACTTTAGGGGGGGTAACTACTGGTTCTACAGCAACTACTGGCTCTACTGGCTTGACTGCAGGTTCTGCTGGAATCACTGGATCAGGCATCGTTTTCTTCCTCATTATTATGCGCTAATACTAAACGCGGATATATTTTAGGGTCGGCATCTTCAAGTAACTGTAAGAGGGCCAAGCCAATTGACCTTTTACCCTCAAGATAAAAAGTCTGATTATCACCAGTAAAAGATTCAGAATATATCCCACAAAGTTCTAAAACGTGCCATATAAAAGCCCGTCCTTGTAGGGTATTGACTAAATCACGTATATTCATTTTTAGTATATCATAATCTGAGTCATTACTCATTATACTTTTCCTCTCATTGCAGCACCTTATCAAGTTCAGGTAACGGTAAAGTAGGCTCTACTTGAATATACCTAGAAACTCTATTGTGCTTCTGATTAATAGCTGCAGCAAGTTTATTAACTGAACCATCAGGGTCTTTTGTCCGATCTCCAAAATTTTCCATATTCGCTTTTAAAGCTGTGAAGTCTCTACTCTTTATTTGTTTCCAAGCTTTTTGGTTATAAAAGCGACTACCGTATTGATGATAGAGGGAAGTAGCCACAGCTTTTATTCCATCAGGCAGAGCATTCCACTTTGATGCCCCCATTTTATTGACTATATTAAGCATACCGTACTGAGTTACTTGGTTAGATAAGTGAGCAACTTCACCCGAAGTTAAACGATCATAAGAGGGGTCTTGTATTTTTTCAATTTGTGTTTTAGCCGCTTCTCCCTGTAACCCAAGAACACCTAAGGCATTGATTTTATCAAGTACAAACGGGGCGACCCCGGCACGTTTCAAACCCTCAAAATCCCACTGGCCTAAATCTATCCCATTACCGATTGTTGAACCGCTACTATTCGAGGGTACTATGAACTTTTCTGTGTACCCCTCAATATCTTTTTGCCCAAGAAATTCTACCATTTTAATTTTATTAGTAGTTTGCAATCTCGCATAATCTGTAGGAGGTAAATCAGCCATTAGTTAAGATACCCGCTTTCTTGTGCAACTTGTTGAGTTTCAGCTAAAATTTGCCCCGCTTCAGCCTGTGTCTTTTGTGTATCTGCAGTAGTGCTTTTAATGTTACTGCCCAGTTCAGCCTGTTTTGCATCTTGTTCTGCTTTCTTGGCAGCGGCCTGTGTGGCGGCGCGTTCTTTGCGTAACTGTTCAACCTCTGCTTCAGGTCTTAGTATGCCTATATCGACCCCCTCAATTTCAGCCCGCTGCCTCGCGGCTTTATCCACATCTATATTGTCCATAATGGTCGGATCAAATTGTGCGGCCTGGCCAACAAACCCCATGAAAGCGTCAGTACCCTGACTTTTAACAGATCGCTGTGCGGTTGCCATAGGGGATACAAGGGTTATTTCAAAATCGCCAGCTACCGCTTCAAGTTCAGGATCTAATGGCGGCAGTAATTCTTTTCGTTTCATTATATTAAAAGCCCTACGAATTACTGGTGCATAAAGCTCAGAGAAGAGGCGCTCAACTACCGGGCCTAACCGGAACATTTTCTCCTGCTCTTGTGCGGTTACTTGCGTAGCCTTTAGAGGGCTAGCATTAGGATCGCGTGAGGCGGTTAAGAAAACATCATTAAAGAAATTCCTCTTTATTCGCTGCTCGACCCTTTCAATAGCTGCTGCTACCCCCTGAAAATCAAAACGGACTCTATAGAGTTCATTAACTGTTTCATTTGGGTTAGAATAGTAATTTCTACCACCAGGTAAAGAATTGATTTTACCGCGCATCCTTCCCGGAGCATTTAAAGGCGGATCAATCCCTTTATGAGTAGCCATTAAAAATGCCTTTTCCATTTCTTGTAAACGCTTAATATCCGGGATAGCTCGGGAACCAGGGCCGATACCCCAGACATCTGAACCAATAGTACCCCAGCGAGCTAAGGGGTAAGGGTTTTCATAGAAGCCACTAACTTCTAATGGCTCTTTATGCAATGTCGTACCCATTGAACTGTTCGCAGCTACTTCATAATAAATACGGATATAATCTTTATCTTGAAATTTATCTTTAGTGACATATTCTAATACAGCTAAGTCTACTTTATCTACTCCAGCATTATTATTTTTTACAGCCTTTTTCAAGTCTGCACTAACTGTGTCCGGGAATTTCTGATAAAGCTGTCTTGGTGACATAAAGATTGTTCTAATAAACACATCTGTAAGGCCATCCGCTCCAAGTGAAAAGTAATATTCGCCCGCTGTAAGAAGTTCAAATCTAAAGGGAGCATCAGATTCATAAGTGTCTTCGCCGACATATAAACAACCAGTACCAAAACCCGCATATTCAATATAATAACTATTTATAATACTGTAAAAATTACTTGTATGCAGGCCTTTATGTAAGATTTTCTCGCTTTCTTGCAACCACTGTTTTAGCGGTTCTATTTGCTTAATTTTTTCATCATTCCAGTCTAACTTAAACCAGGGCATAGCAGGTGAAGTCAATCGACCGTGTAAACCAGAAGTTAAAACATAGAGGGAATCCTCACCAACAGTGTTAATTATATTTGGTGAAGTTAATTTTCTTTTTCTGGGTTTGGAATATGTTTGATAGATCCCTCGACCCGGTAACAGGTTATCGCTTATTGAGCGCCATTCAGCCTCCCATTCAGAGCGTTCTTTTTTTAACTCTGAAAGAATAGCGGTGATCTTATCAAATGAATATTTTTCTGCTAATTCCATTTAAGTAGTTCCACCAACAAGTAAAGATTGTGTTGTATCAGTAGTTTCACCATCTAATAATGGAGAAGTAAGTACCGTCTCTTTACGGCCTTTTCTACGTGCTTGCCCCACTCGGTAATCTGCGCGAGATTTTGCAAGCAGTTCTGCATTCTTAGTTGCCCAATCAGTTATAGGGTTCCGCTCAACTTTTGGTGTATCTGGAATGGGGGGGGGCGCTGGAGTTTGACTCGCTAATGCTGCTTGCGAACTTAACATCTGCTGCATAAATTTTACTAACTGTGCATCCTTTGCCGAAGTATCAGGCATTGCCGGAGGGGGTGTTGCTCTACCGCTGCTTTTTCCGCCCATTTTAACCTCCTAAAATTGAAGAGCCACCCAAGACATCTTCTTGAGATAGCGTTGCCAGGGTACTGGGAATTGGGCCACCTTTAGTGACTCCCACAGTAGTGTCTTTTGCTGCGGGTTTAGCATAAGCCGCCCCGTCCCCACGAGTTATTGCAAAATCTGTAAAACCTTTTGGCTTACCCCATTTACTAAATAAACCTTCGAGTTTTGTCTGATCGCCTTCACCCCAAATAGAGGCAAAATAATTACTGATACGATCAGCTTTACCCGTATCAGTAAGTTTATAATCTACTCCCATTAACCGGGCGTTGGCTCGTTCATTTGTTATTTCGTTGTTTATATAATCTGTTGCAGAGCCTGCTGCAGTCATATAATCCGCATAGAGGTTATCTCTATTATTTTCACCTTGAGTTTTTAAGTCAGCCTGGCGACGGCCTTCAAGTTGGGCAGCATAATCCTCAGTAGCCGCTGCAGGGGGATGAAACGAGGGTAATTCAAAAGCAGGAAACTTTGAGCCGGCCCCATAACCTGCAGGTACAAGTTGAGGGTTAGCTTTATAATAATTTTCTTGTGAGTCTTTACCGCCAAACGCTTGGTACTGTGCATAGTAATCAGTTGTTTGAGCTGGAGGAGCCGGAGCCGAACTTTTACCACCCATAATTTAATTCCTCGTTTTTGCTGTTACTAGGGAGTCTACTATACTACCAAGGTAATGTGAACCCCGAGGTAATACACCGATTTTCTTAAACTTTGACTTTAAAACAAATAGGCAAGCTGCCCGGTTCGCGACTGGGGTCAGACCAAAAACTGTATCTAAGTAAGGTTGATCTAAATTTTCTAGGGCTTTCCAATAATATAAAATCTGATCTGAAACCGCATCAAATAAATACCAGTTTAATGCAGAATCGTTATCCGGGTGCATACTAAAATGAACTTGTGCGGCTTTACCCGTAAAAGTATCTAATGCAAATTCAGCAACAATCGCCCCAGTAGCACTATCTATAACATGATACATGTGAGTTTGTTCGATTGATAGCGAAAAAGCTTCTTGACTTGTAATACCTGGAGTATCTGACCACCTATACTTTAAGGTGTCGGCCCTCTCTAAGGCTTCCCAGAAACTCTTAATAGCCTTATTGGATAAACCTATTGCCGGTACAATCAAATAGCAACTGGGTATATGTAAAGCGGCCAAACCTGTCAGCAAGGAGGAAAGGAGCGTAGAGGAATCCGCCAGTTTTGCTTTGCAGGTTTGGCCTTCATTCAGAATAGTCACATTCCCCCCATATAATTCAAAGGGTCATATGTCCTTGTATTTTCTAGTTGGCCTAACATATCTGCAGTTATACCCAACTCTTCCAGTCTTTTATTAGGAACATCATCTGATTCTACTTCCTCTGCAAAAGTCAATGTCAAACCTTCAGCTAAATCCGGGGAACTAACTCCACGTGCTTTGAGTGCTTGTTTACTCTCTACCTTTATTTGATTCTTTTCATCAATAATCTTAAAGGGGGCAGAGAGTTCTGCAATAAGTTGTTCTTCAACTTCCTCATTAGAATACTTTGCATAATCAAGTCCAGTCATATCTGGGATATTCGTATCCAGAAACCAATTCTCAGCCCTCGACCACATAAGGGCTTTCATATTTGAATAACCCTCTTCATAGACCTTGCCTCCAAAATGGATTCCACGTACCAGATGCCCGTATCCGAGTTGCTCAAGTCTACTGATAACGCCCTCACCTCGCCCAGCGTCAATAAACACAGCGTGTGGCTTAACGATTTTAATAAATCTAACGATCTCGTTAGCAAAGGCCATGTTATCCACGCCACGGTACCATCTAAGAAAATGAATTTTACGCCCTTGTCTGTAACAGATAGTGGCCTTATCGCCTTTCGCAGAATAAGCGACATCACAACCGAGGATTCTAGGGGCAAAGTCATAATCTTTCTCACAAAGTTCAGCCTCCATAGTAATAGTAGGTGCTACGATATCAAGTGGAATAAAAGTAGATTCAGTTGAAGCAGTCCATGAGCAATAATACTCTTGTTCAATTAGTGATTCCCTCATTCCGGCCCGTCTATCTTCCTCAATAGCTGCCAGGCTGGGAATCCCAGTATCATCTCTTGTAAGGTATTGGTAGAACCAGGAAGGGTTTTTCTTAGCCATTTGCGCCATAGCATGCATATGGTTTAATCCGCGAGGAGTCCCGTTGAATAAGGCCCATCCCCCATTCTCTGCCATCATCGGTCTAATATAATCCCAAGCTTCAGGTCGCTGTAAGGAATATTCAGTAAAAACGGCCCCAACAGCGTTTAGCCCCATTAGGGAGTCGAACTGATCGCTACCCACTAACTTAATCATCGAATCATTGATTATCTCAACTTCCATCTGGGAGTTGCGCTTAGCTTTAATCAGTTGTTTTGGTATAAAATCAAGGAACTTCTTACCTTCGTTTGTTCCGCCCATCCACACTATCTGTCTTACCTGTGTGTGTAATGGCCCTATATATAAGTAAAGCCCAACTCGCTGTATTGCTTTTGCGATCAAGATATTTAAGGCAATTAAATCTTTTCCGTTTCTTCTTGGCCATACAGTCAGTCCCCGGAGGCCTGCCTTGTTTTGCATGAAGTAATCCCAGACAGGCTCCTGGTAGGCTCTCAAGTCAAGGCAATAGGGTAATTGGATAATGTTTGCACGATCCATCGCAGCGGCGACAGGCTTGGGCTGAAGGGGGTTATCAATGGAGTCTATGTCAATAGAGCCATCTTCATTTACTGAAAGTGCAGTAGGCTTAGGGGGAAGAGGGGAGGTAGGCTTAGTAGGGGAAGAGGGTGTAGGGGTATCAACTATCTTGAGCATATCTGGAGGTAGAGAGTCCCCAGTAGGTGAATTGATAAACTGTACGTTTCCTGACATGCTCTCTATAACTCTAACAAGTAGGTAGGTGTGAATTTTACTTATAGCCTCTAATGTAGTCAAGCCTTATTTGAAATAACTTAGGTGTCTAAGTTGTCTAAGTTGATAAAAGGTGAAAAATCACTTAAACGGGAATTGAGTCAATCATAATAAGTCGGCCTGTCCAATTTTTCCCCAGGCGTTCCAAAAAGGCCTTATTTTTATTTTTATTTTTTACACCCGCACATAAATATTAATGAACA